GCAGGCCGAGTTCCTGCAGTCGCATGCGCCGAACGTGGTGCTGCAGGGCGGCGCTGGCTCGGGCAAGACCTGGGCGGCGGTGATGAAGGCGCTCGTGACGGCGCTGCAGAACCCCGGCAGCCGGGGCATGCTGGTGGCGCCGACATACCCGCAACTGCAGCAGGCGGTGATGCCGCACCTGCTGACGGCGGCGGACAAGCTCGGCCTGCTGACTACGTGGAACTGGCAGAAGCAACAGTCACTCATCCGCTTCCCGAACGGTGCGGAGGTGTGGCTGCGCAGTGCCGACAACCCGGCTGCACTGCTCGGCGCTGACCTCGCATGGTGTGTGGGCGACGAGGTTGGGCTGTGGCGCAAGCAAGCCTACGACTACCTGATGGGCCGACTGCGGCAGCCGGGCTTCTCGCATCAGGCCTCGTTCAGCTTCACCCCGAAGGGCCGCAACTGGTGCTGGGAGACCCTGGGCATCGAGCGCGACGGGCTGCATATTATCCGCGCGACCACGTTCTCCAACCCGTTCCTCGAGGCCGACTATCACGAGCGGCTGCGGCGTGAGTACGGCGAGGGGTCGCTGCTGTGGCAGCAGGAGGTGCTCGGCGAGTACGTGGCGTGGGAGGGGCTGGTCTACCCACAGTTCGCCGTGGACACGCACGTGACGAGCGATGTGCCCCGACAACGCATGGTGTCCGTGGTGGGCGGCTGCGACTGGGGTTGGACGAACCCCGGCGTGCTGCTGGTGCTCGGGCTCACCGTGGACGACACGATGTATGTCATGGCCGAGGTCTACGAGCGGGAGCAGCCGGTCGAGTGGTGGGTATCACAGGCGACGCGGCTGGGGGCTGAGTACGGTGTGAGCGCGTGGTACTGCGACCCGTCGGAGCCGGCAAACATTGCCATGATGCAGCACGCTGGTGTCCCGGCGGTGCCGGCCATGAATTCGGTACTACCGGGGCTGCAGGCGACGGGCGGGCGCATCGCAGCTCGGACCCTGTATGTAGGGGCAGATTGCATTGAGCTTGTGCGCGAGCTGCAGACGTACTGTTGGAAGACCAGGGCGGACGGTACGCAGCGTGCCGACGAGCCGGAGAAGCTCAACGACCACGCGATGGACGCGCTCAGATATGCCGTGATGGGCTTGACGGTGCCGACTGAGAATGATACGCTCCAGTATATTGGCATGAGCGACGTGGTATCCGGCTGGGCAGACGACGAGTTAGGAGCAGCGCGCCTATGAGGCTACCGTGGCAGCGGGACACAGTGCGGGAGGCTGAGCGAGCGGCGCAGGTCGAGTGGGCGCGCGTCGCCGAGGCCACCGCTGCGCAGGTGCGGCAGCAGCTTGCGCAGGAGGACGCTGGCTGGACGTCGCTCACCGACCTGGGCAGTCAGCGCGGCGAGTTGAGCAACGCGGAGCTTGCCACCATCCGGCTGCAGTGCCGGGCGCTGCACCGGGTGGACCCGACGACGATCCGGGCCGAGAAGCTGCTTGCCAGCGGGACGTTCGGCACCGGGCTGTCGGCACCGAGTGCCTCGGATGAGCGTGTGCAGGATGTGTTGACGGCGCACTGGGATGACGAGGATAACCAGCTTGCGTTGTACTCGCACGAGGCGCTGCAGCGTTCCAACGCGCTGATGATGACGGACGGGGAGCAGTTCCTCCTGCTGCACACGTCGCCGGGGGACGCGCGGGTGAAGCTCGGCGAGGTGCCTGACCCGAGCGAGATAGTAGAGATAGTGACCGCGCCGGGCAACGCTCGGCGCGTTGTGGCGTATGCGCGCAGGCACCGGGAGCGGGTGTACAACCCGCAGACGGGGAGCTACGACCTGGCGGGCGTCGAGGAGAAGCTCGCGCACTATCTGGACTGGCGTGTGGCGGCGATGATCGACCGGGGCCCTGGGGCCGAGGGCTGGGACGCGGAGCTTGTGCGGTACGCGCGGGCGCTGCCGGGGCTGGTGCCGAATGTGTGTATCATGCACCATCGCGTGCCGGGTATCTGGCGCCGCGGCATTCCGGAGATATACTCAGCGTATGACTGGATCAGGGCGCAGTCGAAGACGCTCTCTGCGCTGGTGACGTGGACGCGGGCGCAGGCAGCCATCGCGTGGCAGATACGGCAGACGATCACGACGGCGGCGGGTCTGCAGGCGGCGGAGCGCGCGGCGCGTGCGCTGGGCAACCAGACTGCGGGCGTCGCCGGTGTGCGTGTGCACAATGACCAGAGCGAGATGACGCCGGTGGACGTTGGTACCGGGCAGGCGAGCAACCTGGCGGTGACGGTGCGGCAGACGATGCTGCAGGGCATCCGGGCGTTCGGGTTCGGCGAGCATTTCTACGGCGACGCGAGTTCAGGGAAATATACCACGGCGGCGAACATGGAGATGCCGGCCATCTGGACCATCGAGTTGCGGCAGGAGATGTACCGGACGCTGATCTGCAACGTGTTCGACTACACTGTGACGCACGCGCAGGCGCGGCGGGTGCTGCCGGCCGATATAGATGACTACTACGACCTGGACTTCCCTGACGCCGTGCCGACGGACGCGAGTACGGTGCAGTTGAAGATGAGCAGTCTGGTGCAGGGCGTCACTGCGGGGCTGCTCGACCCGCGCGAGGCGGCGTATCAGGCGTACCTGGCAATCGGTGCCAATGACATCGACGAGATACTGGAGCGGCAGTTCGGGCCGCCGGGGTCCGAGCCGGAGGAGGTCGCAATTGAGCCGGAGCCGGAGGAGCCAGAGGAGCAGGAGCCGGACGGTGACGCGGGCGGCGCGGTTGCGGAGGCTGTCGCGGTGCGCGCGACGGTTGCTGCGCGACGACGAGAGCGACTGGAGCGAGAGTTTGCGGGAGCAGTACAGCGGCGCTTCATCGCGCCGTGGCACGCGCAGTTGAGCGGCTGGCTGCGGTCGCAGGGGGAGACGATCCCTGAGCGCGGCATCATGCTGACGCGGCTGGAGGCGGTGCGGCCTGACGGCAGCGTGTTGCTGGGGCTGCTGGATGACTACATGCTGCGGGCGGCGAACCTGGGCGGGCAGCAGGCCATCGACATGCTGCGGGGCATGCGGCGGCGCGAGGCAGTGGTGCGCGAGGCGCCGTCGGAGACGTTCGTGCTCGATGACCCGGCGCTGCTGGCGGCGCTGAAGAAGCGCGGCGAGAAGATCACCGGCGAGGTGGTGCAGTCGATGCTTGACGCACTGGCTGAGGTGCTGACGCGGGCGTACTACGAGGATGGGCTGGGGCCGGTTGCCATTGCTGACGAGATCGACACCATCTTCCCGGCGACATACGCCAACCGGGCAGAGACCATCGCGCGGACGGAGACGGCGGCGGCACAGATGAGCACGCTGAACGCGACGTACCAGCGCAACGGCGTCGAGCAGAAGCAGTGGATGTCGTTCTTGGATGATAGAACGCGGGACACACACGCAGCGGCCAATGGGCAGACTGTGCCGATGGATGAACCGTTTGTGGTGGGGGAGGCGCTGCTGATGTTCCCGGGCGACCCGGAGAGCGACCATCCGGAAGAGGTCATTAACTGCCGCTGCGACATGGTTCCGGTGGTGGACGGCGACGTAGAGATCACGTGGCTGGGTGGTGATGGTAGTGAGTAATGAGCGGCGTCGGGGGCGGGGCAAGCGGCGCGTGTGCGAGTTCATCGGGCGCGGCGTCGAGGCGGTAGACAATGCCGACGGGGACTTTCGCGTAATACTTGCGGAGCACGGCTGGACCGAGGACGGCGAGCGGTACTACCCGCTGACGACGTTGGCGGCGGCAGCCGAGGCCGGGCTGTACGACGGCGTGAAAATGTACATCAATCATGAGGGCACCGAGGACGGCGTGCGCGGGCACCGGGACGTGGCGGCATGGGCGGCGACGGTGCAGCCGGGCAGCGTGCACATGACCGAGACAGGGCTCGAGGCCATCGCGCACGTGCATGCCCCGGCGCTGCTGACGGTGCTGGGTGACCCGGTGGCGAAGGCTGGCATCGGGCTGTCGCAGGACAGCTACGTGCAGTATCGCGAGAAGGTCATCGACGGCAAGCCGGCAACGGTCATCGAGCAGGTTCTGCAGGTGAACTCGGTGGACTGGGTGCCTTCTGGCAACACGCGGGGCCGCGTACTCGAGGCAGAGACACAGGAGGACGACATGACTATCGCAGAGATGACGCTGGAGGAGTTGCGCGAGGCGCGGCCTGACCTGGTGGACGCGCTGCTGCAGGAGCACGGGGACGCAGGGACATCAACAGCCGATAAGGAGGCTGAGGAGATGGACAAGCAGGCACTGGCAGCAGTCGAGGCAGAGAAGGCGGCACTGCAGGCGGAACTCGATGCAGTGAAGGCGCAGGTTGCGGCGGAGCAGGAGCAGCGGGCGTCGGAGGCGGCGGTGACTACGCTGGTTGCGGCATCGGGGTTGGCGCCGCACGAGGCGGCGCGTGTGATCGAGCGGCTGCGGGGGCAGGCCATCCCCGAGGCCGAGCGCGAGGCGCGGGTGCAGGAGGCCGTGGATGCTGAGCGTGCGCACACGGCGGCAGTGCTGGCAGCGGCGGGTGTACAGACGCGGGTGACGGAGGCCGGTGCAGCGGAGGCCGGCAACGCGGGCGGCTACTCGGAGGAGGCACATCGCGAGTGGTGCCGTCGGCATGGTGTTGAATACATCCCCCTGAAGGCGGGTGAGTGAGCATGCCCTACCTGGACATTGTTGAGGCGAGCAAGCACGAGGCGCGGAGCGAGGGCGGCGGGAACCATATCACGCTGACTGACGCAGACTTCGCTGCCGGCGAGCTTGAGGATATCACGAGCGGCGACCTGGTTGTGCTGGACACCGGGCTCTGCGGCGTGGCGTTGACGGACTACAACGAGGACAACGGCGAGGTCGTCATCGACATCACCGGCTGCCACTGGCTGCCGATCAGCGACGTGGTGAGCATCTGCAGCCGCATCTACTACGACGAGGACAGCGGGATTCTGCACGCGGGCAACACGGGTGACAATGACGTGTTCGTCGGCTTCTCGTTGGCCTACGACACGAGCTATACGTCTGCGGCCGTGGACATTCCTGTCCGGCTGTGGCCGTTCGGGGAGTGTGAGGCATGATGGCTGCTGAACTGATGCAGATGGTAGACTCGACGGAGAACATGGGCGGCTCGGTGTCGCTCAGTCGCTATGCGGAGGCCGTGCGTGCGGGACGCGTGCAGGAGGTCCAGACGACCTCGGACTTCGCGCACCTGGCTGACCTGGTTGATCGCGGCGTCAAGCAGGGCTACCTGAACGACATGGTGCCGATCACCTGGGAGACGCTGGGCTGGCGGCGCGACGCAGCGGACTTCCATCCTGTGCGCGACTACGAGATCAACGCTGCCCGGATCATCCCGGCGGTGGCGGAGAAGGGCGAGTACCTGCCCATCGACCCGGAGCTCAGCAGCTACGAGTTCACGCTGCGCAAGTACGGTTGCCAGTGGGACCTGACATGGGAGGCGTGGCTGTCTGACCAGCGCGACCTCTCGCTGCTCGGCGACTACCCGGCGAGTTGGGGTCTGAGCGCGCGGTACACTCGCGAGTATCTGTTCACCGCGAGCTGGGCTGCGAACACGACGCTGTTTACGGCGCCGCAGGGGAACCTGATCGACGATACGCTGGACCTCGACGGCGAGGGCCTGGCGGCTGGCATCACGGCGATCCGGAACTTCACGGACCCGGCGGGGAACGTCAGTGTGTACCCCGGCCCGCTGTTCCTGGTAGTGCCGCCTGCACTTGAGTACAACGCGCGGCGGCTGGTTGACTCGACCGGGATGAGTGGGGCGGCGGCTGACGTCGCGACGAACAACCCGCTCTACGGCGCGGCGACGGTCATTGTGAACCCATTCCTGCCGGTGCTGGACACGACCAACGGCGACACGGCGTGGTATCTGTTCTGCGCGCCGCAGTTGCGCCCGGCGGTCAGGTACGGCTACCTGCGCGGCTACGAGAACCCGGAAATCTGGGTGAAGGACAGCGACGCGCGGGCGATGATGAACAGCAGCGATGACCCGTTCGCTGGCTCGTTCGCGACTGACGACATCGCATTCAAACTCCGGTTCACCTTCGGCACGGGGCTGGTGGACTGGCGCGGTGCGCTGATGTCTGACGGCACTGGGTAGCGCGCGGTGCGGCGGCGGCGCGGCGCGCATAGGCAGGGGGGCGTTAGCCCTCCCGGACGGCCCCCTGCCGCACACTGAGAACGAGGAGGCAGGCGGTGGCAGGCACAGGCGCAGGGGCAGCGACGTATGACATCGCGACCGACGTGGGGCGCGTGCGGCTGCTGGTAGCCGACACCGACACTGGTGATGCTACGTTCTCGGACGCGGAGATCGAGTGGGCTCTGGCGGCTGAGGATGGCGTCTACCGGGCGGCGGCGCTGCTGCTGCGTGCGCTGGCTGTTGACAGCGCGCGGCTGGCTGTGCGGGTGTCCCGCGGCGGGGTGAGCGAGGACTTGACACAGGTGGCCGCGAACCTGCGGGCGCAGGCCGACGCCTACGAGGCGAAGGCCAATGCCGGCATACCTGACCTGAGCAGCGTGGTGTCGCCGTCGTGGGAGCCGTTCTCGGCGACGGAGAACCTGCTGACGGGGCGACCGCTATGAGACAGCGGAACCTCGGCGATGCGCTCGGCAGCTTGATGCTGCACTCGTATGACATGCGCGCGCGCGTCGAGCAGCGGGTGTCCACGGACACCACCGAGGGCGAGTGGGAAGAGAGCAGTGCGAACCTACTGTGCACGGTGCAGGACCAGAGCGCGCGGGAGCGGCAGGGGACCGATGCGGTGT